AATAAAGGTGGAGCTGATAATGATATTTTAATTAATTTTATTGATAATACAGGGGGGACACTTGATAATTATTTAGGATATGCTTTTCGTTTTTATAATGATGAAAGTATTCTTTTGAATAAAGTGGGAATTGGTTGGCACTCTACTCTTTTAAGAACAGCAGCTTCTTACATAACAATCAACACTGACTATCGTATTAAAATAACTCGTTCTCTCGCAGGTGTATTTACAGTTTATATTAAAGGCGGAACATTTGGTTGGGATGACTGGACAACAGTATCAACGGCTGGTGGTTCAGGAACTAACCCAGTAACCGACAACACTTACACAACTTCAAACTATTTAGTAGCAGATATTGATGACACAGACACAATTTCAAACCTTAAAATAGATGGTAAAAGAATTAGTTTAGCTAACGCTGTTCAATCAACAGGGACTTGGACTACTACTGCTGGTGCTTATGATTTTGATGGAACAAATGATTATATTTCAATACCAGATACAGATGATTTGAGTTTTGGTAACACAACAGATGATAGTCCTTTTAGTATTAGTGCTTGGGTTAATATGGCTGATGCTACAAGTTTTGAAATAGTAAGTAAGGGAGTTTATAACACTGATGCAGAGTGGATGTTGAATTTAATTAGTAACGACAGAGTATATTTTATATTATTTGATAATAATATCACAAATTGTAGAAGAGGAAGATATAGTGATAATGCTTTAACTTCTTACGAGAATAATTGGATACATCTTGTTGCCACCTATAGTGGAGTTGGTGGCATTAATGCACAAAATGGAATAAATATTTATTTAAATGGTGTAACTATTGACAATCAGAATCTCATATCTGGAGATTATACAGCAATGGAAAACCTTAATCACGATGTATGGATAGGAAGATACGACACAAGTTATGCTAATGGACAAATCAGTAACCTAAAAATACATAAAAGAGAATTAAGCAGTGATGAAGTCGCATACTTATACAGTTCAGAAAGAAATCAATATGGAGTTTAAATGAAATTTATAAATAATGGATTAAAAGTTCAAGTAAGAGAAAATGATGGAAAGGGATATAAGTGGACTCTTTTAAAAAATGGGGAAATAATAGATTTACCAGAATTTATTGGAGAATCTTATGGATTTCAAAAAGTTTTAGGGGTACCTAAAATAAGTTCTCTAAAAGGAAAAATTGGCAAAAGAGTGTTGGAAACAAAAATGATAGATTTATTCTCCCATCCCTTTGATGATTTATTTTTTAAAGAATTAATAAAAATTAAGGGGATCGGAACTAAAACTGCTAAAGACATAGTAAATTGGGGAACTAAAGAAAAATTAATTAGGGTAATTAAAAAAAAGGAGTCTTTGCCTTTTCGTGATGATGTTGAAAAAAAATTAAGGAGAAAATATGGCAAGTAATGGTTTAGAGGTTGGATTGGAAGAATTTAAAAGGATGAGAAAAATAGATAAGGATATAATTATCTATAATAATTTAATTTGTATTAGAAAAAAATTGGGAGAGTATAAAATTCAAAAAAAGGTGCAATATATCTGGTTATTTTTATTAACAATATTTACAGGAGCAAAAAAATTTATAGGGTTTTAAAATGGGAAATTATGTAACAGTTGCCTCAGTTAGAAGAACCTCTGGAATAGGAAGTTCTGAAATTAATGACACCGATGTAGAAGCAATTATAGTAGAATGTGAGCCTCAAATAGAAAGACATTTTAATACTGTTTTCACACCAAAGGAAAGAATAGACATCTTAGATGGGAATGGGACTATTCGAATTTTTTTAGATAAAAATCCTTTATTAGCTGTGAGGGCCTTAAAAATTGATGGGGATACTGAAGATCCAGCATATTTGCATATTTATAAAGAAAGTGGAAAAATAGAATTAGATACTAGTCAGGATTTAACAAATAGTTTATTTAAGGCGGGATCTAAAAAGGTGATTTGCAAATATCTTTATGGTTGGTTAGAAGAGAGTTCAACAGAAACAACCACTAGTGCAGCAAGTGTTGCAGGGACAAGTGTAGAATTATCTGTTGCAAGTGAAACTGGATTTAGTGCAGATGATTGGGTAGAAATTTATGGTATGGATGGTTATAAAGAGGCTGCTCAAGTTAGTTCAACAGATACTGGAACAATAACTGTTGATCAATTAGTTTATACTCATGAATCTGGAAGTAAAATTGTAAAATTACAAATAAATGAAATATTCAAGAAATTAATGAACTTTGCTTGTTCAATTGCAATGGTTGCAAGAATTGTGGGGCAATCTTATACAGATATAGTGGGTTATGGGTTGGGGGAATTCCATGTACAGAAGGGGGAACCATATACCCAGTGGAGAGAAACTGCAACCCAATTAATTAAAGAGAGGGATAGGCTTTTAAGTAGAATAAAACCAAGACCTTCAGTAGTGATATAAAATGAAAAAGGGTGGTTATTAAATAAAAATAACAAAAAAAATAAAAAATGAATAAAAATGACTGGTGACGATTTTTCTAATGGACCTTTAGCAGATTTTGGGGTAGAAGTAACTAGAACCCCTGTAACAATGACTACAAATTTTCATGGTAATAAAACTTATTCTGATGGAACCAATGAAACAATTGATGTCGTTTTTTCAAATCCCAATAAAAAATTTGGTTTAGATAAATCAGGATTAACAGAAGTTTATGACGCTAAAATATTTATAAAATCAACACAAACAATGAATAAATATGATAAAATAACCCATGATTCAAAAGTTTATAGGGTGGATACAGTTAGTAAAAGGAATTTTAATGGAACTTTAATGTTCAAAACAGTAAACCTTTTTTATTTAAAAGATGAGTAAAATTAAAGAAATGTTGGAGTTAGCCCTCCCAAGGATTGCAATAAGAATTCAGAACGAACTTATTTTGATTGCTCCTGTGGATACTGGTCGCCTTAGAAATAGTATTAAGGTTAAACCAACTAATAGGGGATTATTAATTTGGATGGTAGATTATGCAAAATATGTAGAATATGGAACAAATCCACATGTGGTTAGTGCGAAACATTTAAAGAGGTGGGCAAAACTAAAATTAGGTGATGAAAATTTAGCATATCCAATTGCAAAGAAAATTGCAAAATATGGGACTAGGCCAAATCCATTTATAAGAAATACAATTCAATTAAAATTAAAAAAAATTATTATTGAAGAAATAAATAAAATAAACACCAATATTTAAATAGTTCAAGGATTTTTATATATTTAACCAAGTGGTAAAATTCCAAGAGGAAAATGGACATCCAGAAAATAAAACAAGAACAAATTGTATTTTTAAGAAATCAGGATATATTCTCAACGACAATTAGGGGTGTAACCACAGCAAATGCTACTGGAACCCTTTCAGGAACAAAGGTTATAACAATTTCTAGAACGAATGTAAAAAATGTTAGATCAATTATAGTTGCATCAGTATCAAAATCTTTAGGCACAGATTATACCGTCAATTATAACCATGCAACTGGGTGTGTAATTACTTTTGGATCTAATCAAACAGGGGATTATGTGGTATCTCACGATTATGGGTCTGATAAAATTTATCCAGATTTTCCAAGAGATGATTTAACAATAAATTCTTATCCAAGAATTGCTACGGATATTTTAAATGTGAGTACAGAAGCTTTTGGGATTGGTGGAGAAAAATTTATTTCCAATGTGGCATTTACAATAGTAATTTATGATGATAATTCGGATGATCTTGATGGTTATATCCAAACAATTAAAGATTTATATGTCACAAATGCTAAAAATTTTTATTACTTATCCTTTATAAAACCAACAATGATAGGTCCAACGATTAATAGTTTTAATAAAAAAGATGAAATTATGCAAAAAAATATAGATTTCCTTGGGATGTTTTCGGTGGATTCAGCATGATAGACAAAAAAGAACTAAAAAAGATTATGACAGACTTAGCAAAAGGGAAAATTACCCAAAAAGATGTAGAATTACTCATAAAACAAAAAAAAGTGCTTCCTAATGGCCTTAAATCAAGTGTCAAGGGGAAATATCCTACTCAAACGAGAAAAATTAAATTAAAGGAGGTAAAATAACTATGGCACAAAATTATATAAGTGGTGGAGAATCGGTTTGTTTATATGCTTTTGAAGATCAAACAGGATGGACCAAAGCAGTAGCAAGTCACACAGCATCTGATGAAACCTATATGCCTTTTGGACAGGGTGTTGAAGTAAGTGTATCGAGAAACAACAATGCAGAAAGAATCTATGGGGTTGGAGCAAGAAATGCAACTGCAACAATAAATAAACAATATGCTGGAACTGTAACAGTTAATGGAGCACTTTCAAATGCTTATTGGTTATTGGGAGTTTTAGGCGCAAATGCTGATGCAGGAACTTCTGGGGCTTATACACACACTTACACAGAATTAGATAGAATAACTAGTTTCACAACTAAAACAAGTTTTGAGTTAGGCACTACAGATGCCGCAAGTAATTTAATAGGATGTAGAGTAAACACTTGCACAATATCCGCAGCAGTAAATGAAGCATTGAAATTTAGTCTTGAATGCCCATATAGGTATGAAGCATTAGGAACAACTAAAACTTCTAATTTAGCAGATGTTGAACCAGTTTTTACATTTGCACATGGAAGTATAGAAATGCCTGATGGGACAACTATTGCAGCAGTTCAATCTTTTGAATTGACTATTAATAATAAATTAGATCCTGTATATGGCATTGGTAGTAGATTTATGACTGACCAAGTTGCAAAAAATAGAGAATACAATTTTTCTATGACTGCAGCATTCCAATCTCATACAGCACTTTTAACATATTTTCTAAATGGAACAAATAGTGCAACTGCACCAACTACTGGAAGTGGAACAGAAATCGCAACATTAGAATTAACATTCACAAATGATGATGGAGATATTTTAGATATTAATTTGACAGGAGTTCATCTTAATGAAGAAACATTACCACAAAATGTTAATGAAGTTGTAAAAGAAGATGTTACTGGTTGGGCAAGAGCTTGTACGAATATTATTTATACAAATGATATTCAAACAGCCCCAGTCGCAGCAGATAACATAGCTTAGTGATTCAAAAAAGTAAATCCAGGGAGGAAAAAATGGAAAATCAAGAACAGCAAGTGCCAAACTTGAAATTAGACGAGCAACAAAGGATAGTTATACAAACAATAAAAGTACCTTTATTAATCAACAAAAAAGAAGCATTAGTTACTATAAAGAAATTAAGTACTGGTGTAAGGAATAAAATCCGTGGGGAATGTACTAAAACTAGAATAATTGCAGGTCAACCAAATATTACTGTAGATGATTCAGAAATTCAAGAGAAGATTCTTACAGAAGCAATTGTAGAAGCTCCTTTTGATAAATCTTTAACAGGTATTAAAGAATTACCTGCTGAAGTAACAGATTACTTATTTGGTGCATATACAGAATTTGCAGAACCATCCTTAAAAAAAAAAGATTAATTAGGGGTAGTTTAAAAGGGTACCACCAAGATAATGAAGAAATCTCAGATGAATTAATGTATTGGTTCTTTGCTCATCATTTTGGATTTACTCCATATCAAGTAAACAAGCTACCATATGACCGGGCGGTTTATATGATTGAATTAGAAAAAGAATTTAAAAAAATAGAAAGAACAAAAAATGGGATATAAAAAAAATGGAACGGATCTAATTTGCCCAATTTGTGGTAAAAAGTTTTATGTGAAAAAATGAAAAAATTAAAAATGCAAAAGGTGGAGGTATAATATTTTGGCATTTGAAATTGAAGTACCAATAAATGTAAAAGAAACAGGATCCGAAGGAAAAAAACTAGGAGAAAATATAGCTGGGGCTAT